GACCGGCTCGGCCGGCAGAACGTCGCCAAGCCATTGTGCCAGGATCAACGCTGCGTCGGGTTCGGCGCCCGCGGCACGATCTATGACAGCCGTCACCTCCTTAGGCGCCAGCGTGGCTTGATAATCACCTAGCGCGGAGATTTGGGCGCGTGCTCGCGTCTCATATTTGCGCAAGTCATAGAGTGTGTCCGGCTTGGTGATCAGTGTCAGGAGATAGGGCACGGACAATTGCCCTTGGCGCATAAGAATGAAGCGCATTTGCGGCGCGTTTGGATGCTCATCGCTCGGAGGATCCGGATCAAGCTTCAGGAGCTTAAGCTCTTGCAGCTTGCGCAGCGATTTCACCGAAATGCGGGTTTTGTTCGAAAGCTCGAAAACGTTCATTTCATCGCATCCCTTGCCTTTTTCGCGCCTTTGTAGATTGCGCGAATATGTTTTTCCGATCGCCCGAGCATCACCATGTCGACAAGCGTATTCTTGTCGAGACCATGCAAGAATTCGAAAACGTTTGCCGCCTTCGGGATTTCCTTAGGGCTCATCTCGATTCCTAACAATAGGTTGTGGCTAGCCGGCGAAGCGCCGCGGCGCGACCATGGTCGCCACATTCGGCAACGCGACCCGCGGCATTATCCAACGCTTTTGCCGCATTGGCGCGAGATTCGTCCAACGTTGGCGTTGTGTAGGTATAGCCAGGGTGCCCGAGCGTCGCCAGTGCGCGGCAAGCGTCGGGATCGCCCGACATGCCCCATTCGAGCAGCAATTGAGCAGCCTCAATTGCATAATCCTCGAATTGCTCGGCTTCGCCGTAATTGAGCACGAACGCCGCAAGGTCGTCGCTCTTGCGATCCGCCGCAGTGCCGTTCGGTCCATAGGCCTTGCCGACCATGGCGCAAGCCGCGTCACGTAAAACCGCAGCGTCGGGCTCATCGCTCAGATAAGCCAATGCGAAGCCGTAGCCGGCTGGATAATTCTTGCTCGGTCGAGCAAGGCAACGGTCGAGAAGATTATGTGCCATGGTCAATATCCTTCAATTAGCTGTGATGCGGACCGCGACACGCGGAAATTCTTCTTTTTCGCGCAGTCGGAATTCAATTTTGCGCGTCCAGCCCGGTTTCACCGGGGAAATATCGGCCGCGTCTAATTCCGCGATCAAGCGATGAGCGACCGGACGGTCTAGCAATCCTTCGCTTTCACACATTTCGTAGATCATGCGATAAGCCTCACCTTTCGCTGCGTCCGAGCGCTTACGGTAGCTGCGATCATCCGCGGGGCAATAGGACGAAAGATAGTGGTCGAGAGTGATTTCATAATAAGCCATGGTCAATATCCTGCCCAATCGCGCATTTCGCGCGGTGTAGAAAAAACGCCTTGATCGTCATACCAATCGCCGCAATCGTCTTTCGCTGCGCAATAGGCAATCAGATTGAATTCGGGCGACATGAAAGCCGGCTTTGATCCCCAATCATGGGAATTAGCCCAATCAACCCAACGGTCGCGTTGGATATCGTTCATATCGGCGAATTTCGTATCGAGCGCGGTCATGCCCTAATCTCCGTAGCTAGGAGCAGCAAGTCAGTGTGGCTTCGCTCCTGTTGCATCATTCTCTAAGCCCGGATTTTGCGGCTGTCAAGCATGAAAATCCACTCCAATCTAGCTAGGCGCATACCCACGTCACTATCCACTCCTGCTTTATGCGTGACGCGCGAAGAGGACTTACGCTGCGCTCCGTCGCTGGCGCGCCGTCGCATTCGCTACGTTCGTGCACCGACTCTCACTCAATCGAAACTCAGAAATTATTTTGCACGTCACTAAATTTTTCCGCCGCAATTCTCGAGCCGGTCCAAAATCCGATTTATTCTTGGCCTCGATAAATCTACCCGCGCCCGTTTACCGGTTTTTAACATTTCGGCATTACGTAACGTCACATCATGGAAAAAGAAATCACACAGCTAATGGATTACCTGGGTATCCGCCGCGATCAGGCTATCCGCATCATCCGCCAGCGTACCGAGCTTACCCGCCGACCGCCATCCGGTGTTTCGCATTGGCTCAAATAAATCGGCATTGCATTGATGCGGTCCAACCACATGTGACCTTATGTAACATATTGATTGTGCGATGTTACGTAGCGTCATGGATGGTCGCGGACCCGCAGCCTTTTTTCTCAGGACCGGGGGGATACCTTCTTTTTCCCAACCGGTGGGCCGGGCCGGGTGCCGACACCAGATAGATATATTTTTCCTAGTCCCTTCCCCAACGTAACATTTGACAATCAACTCCCAATCCCCTAAGTCCGCCTAGCCATTTCCAAATCACCCAAAGGAATTGTCATCATGAAAAAACTCCCCAAACCACGCAAGCTCCAGACACTTCCTCGAACCCATAAAGTCCGACGCCCAGTAGCGGTCAAGGCATCCGTCCCGTCGATCGAGGATCATTCCTACGACCCCGAAACTAGGCACCTCACCATAACTTTCCCCGGCGGCCGGCAATACCGCTACCACGACGTCTCCCCGGAAACCGCCAAGGGCCTGTCCGACGCTCCAAGCAAGGGCAAGTACCTCCATTCCTCGGTGATCGGTAAACACGAGGCGATGCGGATTTAGCCTTGACTTTTGCTGTTGGCCTTCTAGAGTTGAAATGTCGGCGAGACGTGCAAGCATGTGAGCACGCTAGAGTGGGGCGACCCTAAGCACCGGATCAAGATGGGCTCGCCGACATTTCAACCTTGGAGAGATATCATGGGAAATTTGACCGAGAAGTCCGGGGCATTGGGCCGGATGAAGATCGAGCTTCAGGAATTGGCCGATCGCCATGACAAGCTTGCCGCTTTCATCGATACGCCGGCATTCAATGGACTACCTGGACAGGAGCGCGACGACCTTCGCGCACAATATTGGTCGATGGATAATTACCGGACCATTCTTCAGCGCCGTATCGAGTGTGCGCAGGATATCGGCAGCGAACCCAACCGGCCGGAGGCGGCGTCCACCAACACCTTTATCGACACGGACGCCCCGGTGCAGGTCACCGGTGACGGATCCAGCGAAACACCAATACCCTTCAACGATTGATAAAACTACACTTGACAGGAGGCAGCATCTTCCAATAAGTCTCAGCTTCCTCCCAAGGTGGGAAACCCCGATCAGCCTCCCCTTTGGCCGGTCGGGGTTTCTTTTTGTCTTGCGTCTGGGAACCGGTTGCATTACTAAAGGTCACGACTAGGGAGAATTGTCATGGGACTTGAACATATCCACGGCATCCCGAAGCGGATTGCGGACCTGAAAAGGAAGCTCGCGGCGCGTGAGAGAAGCCCAATGGAATTTCATGAGAATATTCCGGCGATCAAAACCGAGATCGCACGCCTTGAAGCCCTGACACTCAATCCAGTGGCTTCCACGGATGATCAACAGGATACCAAATAATGGCCCTGACCCCCTCTATCGATTTCCTGTCCCGGTTGCGAAAGATCGACCGGCACGACGTCAAGACGCGCGATGTTATCATCATGTGGGCAGTCGCTCGCGAGCCCGGCATGATGGGTCAGGAGCTTGCCCGCAAGATTGGCTTCGAAGGCCGATCCAACGTGCAGATATGCCTTCGCCGATTGCTGCGCATGGGTCTTGTCGAAGATCGCCGGGCCCGACTAGACAACCGGACGCCGAACGACCTCTACATCACACCGAAAGGGGAGGCCATGCTGGCGGACGTGGTGCCATCCGATGGTTGAGCGTCCGCAACCGGGCCGCGAATACGTCTACACGCCGAGCCGCGGTCAGCAGACGCGCGTTCGCTGCATAGGGTTCCGTAGGGGCTACATTGAGTGCCGGGGCGTTGAAGACGGATTGCATCGTTCGATCAGTCCGAAGCAGTTGGAGGAAATCTAATGCGCTTGCGCTCTGTCAGATACAAGGATGGCCGGGCGCCGCTGCTTTTGCTGCACAATCCCGACACGATCGATTTGATGGGCGCTCTGCAAAGCCATGCCCGCGATATCGCGGGATACAGCACTCCGGGGAGCAAGCTCGACGGATTTGTTATTATTGGGTTTTTCGACGATGGATCAAGCAGCATCGGATGCCGTATTCCCGAGCGCTTGCCTGCATGTCTGATCCCGGCATATGTTGAAGAATTGATGCGTCGCGACATGGTGACGCAGCCTGCGGCGAAGAAAGAATTCGACCGCAATTTCGAGTGGGTAGAATAGCACTTGACTGCATACAAAACTTTTGCAAAAAGGACGTATGCGTAAGTGGCTCAATCCTTCCGGAACCCCTACATATTTTTCATGGAGAAATATGCGGGCTCGATGTTATAACCCAAACGACATAAACTATAAAAATTATGGAGCGAAGGGAATTACTGTTTGCGATCAGTGGCGCGATAACTACGACGCCTTTTTTGCAGATATGGGAGAATGTCCCGAAGGATTAACGATCGAGCGAATTGACGGGAAAGGGAATTATGATCCGTTTAATTGCAAATGGGCGGACTACACCGAACAATTAAATAATCGTCCTGGGTTTAATCGTTGGATCGAACATGACGGCAGAAAACAGACTTTAGCTCAATGGGCGAAAGAGATAGGCATCAGCCTAGAGACATTGATGTACCGACTCAAACGGGGTACAATAGCCCAAGCGATCGAAAAAGGGACAGTCAAGAATTGGGCTCCGGGACAGCATGGAACGATCGGAACGTATGTCTCTAGAAAGTGCCGATGCGATTTATGCTGCCAGACGATGAGGGAATACAAAAAGGCGGCATACTGGCGTAAAAAGGAATTGCAAAATGTCGGACGATAGAAATTTGCCGGTAGTTCAAAATTTGGCGAATATTCCGATGATTTCGGCCGAACAGTATCAACATGTCGGGAGATATGCAGGCGCAGTAGTCATGTCGGTGTTTGAGCAGATCGGAGGCGTCAAGCGCATGGCTTTTTGGGCTGATCAGAATTACACGGACTACGCGACCAAGCTGTTCCCGAAGATGATTTCACGCTCGCAGCAAGTCGACGTTTCGGGTACGCTGACGATCGACGACGCAATCTCGCGTCTCGAACGGATGGACGAAGGCGAATTTACCGACGTCGCGCCCGGACAATACGACCTGTGAATTCCTTGGGAAGATGAAATGTCAAGACCTGTATATGGATCCCGCGACGGGCTTTCCGACCGGCTGATGGATTGGGTTGAGCGACTGTCGAAAGACAAATTGCTCCCTTGGCCGGGTAGCGGATTGCTGGAAGATTTGAAGACCGCCGCTGCCGTGATCGACGGCAAGCCCGAGCAACCGAAAGCATTGGAGTTTGACCTGTGATTGAGAAAAATACGCAGGAAGCGAAAATCCGTTCTGGCGCTCCGAAACGCGATCCTATCTGCTATCAGACGCTTGCCGATATCGTCATTCCGGCGGGCACGATCCTGCGTTCTCGCGGCAATGACGAATTCGGGTGTGCTGTCGCGTCAGGAGAATTTACTATGACGGTACATCCCGGCGACTTGACCCCACGAGACTTCAAGCGAGTGATCGCGTCGTGAGTCCGACCCGTGCCCGCAAGGAAGCGTCCAAGCGCCTTGCGCTCAAGCTTCAGTCCGACTATCGCGCGCTGGTGGAAGCCAGCGACACCGATGCCGTGCAAACCGCGGCGATCATACTCGGCGACACGTTCAATTCGAACATCGAATTCATCATCAACGTTTTGCGCGATTACGGTGGCCTTGAAGCGAAATTCGAACCGATGACCCGCAAGAGCCCGTCGTTGCCGCCGACTCCGGCCAATGATCTTCCGGCTGTGCCAGCGATTTTCCGTCCGAACTAACATGAATATCCAGCAAATCGCGACGGATTACCGAGTTTCCGTGGATGAAGTTCGGGCAAGGTGGCTGGCCCTTCGCGTAGCTATGTGGAAGGCAGATTTCCGGCTATTTTGCAAAGAGGTTGTTCGGGTACGCGCTAAAGACGGTTCGCTGGTTCCTCTGATATTGAACGAAGCTCAAGAGCATCTACTGTTCGAAACAGATAAAATGTTAGAGGAAAAGCGATGGGTGCGTATCGCTTTCCTGAAAGGACGCCGCCAAGGTGCGTCGACCTTTACCGCGGCACGGGGGTATTGGCGTGCGACCCTTTGGCAACGCCAGAACATTTACATCATGGCGCACGAAATGGCGTCGTCCAACGTACTATTCGACATGGTCGCGTTGATGCAGAACAATCATCCGTTCCCGCCGGCCGTGGGAACGGATAACGCAAAATCATTGGCTTTCAGTAAGCAAGGCTCGACATATTCAGTCGCGACCGCCGGGCAAAAGGCGGGAGGCAGAGGCATGGCGATTTCCTATCTCCATGGCAGCGAAGTCAGCAGATGGTCAAACGCTCCAGACCACTTCGCCTCGGTTGTCCAGGCTGTCGATGAAGTTCGTGGGGTTTGGGGAATTATTTGGCAAGAGCCGGAACGCCCTCTTCCCTTTGAACGAGGAAAGGGAACTATAGAAGGATGGATGAAAGCTCCTAGTGAGGTTTTCCTTGAAACGACTAGTGCCGGGCCTTCGGGTGAATTCTATTCACGATATATGGATGCCGTAAAAGGTATTGGACAGTATCGTGCGGTGTTCGTTCCATGGACTTTGCAAGCTGAATATTCTCGGGACGAAGATTATACGGCATCACCAGACGTCGAGGAAGAGGGCGAGCTTTCTGAAGTCGAATACCAGCAAACCTACGGCCTTACGGACGGACAAATGCTCTGGCGCCGTGAGAAAATTCACGAACTAGGTTCTGTGGGGCTTTTTCGACAGGAATACCCCGTGGATATCGTCGAAGCATTTTCTGCCGCGGATATCGAAGGAGTTTTTATCAAGCCCGCATATATTCTGAAAGCCCGCAAGCGGAAGATGGAAGAGGTGGACGCACCGCTGATTTTGGGTGTGGATCCGGCAGGCGCGGGGGGAGATAGGTTCGCGGTCGTTTTTCGTAGAGGAGACAAGTGCGAAAAAGTACTCTATCGAAACAAGCTCGAACACGATGAGGCGGTAGCGTGGCTTTGCGCGCTGATCGATGAATACAAACCGAACCGCGTGGCGATCGATCGTGGCTCGATTGGCTCGAACATCATTTCGGCGATCAGGAATATCGACCGAAAATACTTTGACCTCGTGCGAGGGGTTGACTTTGGCGGAAAGTCAAAAGCCAAGACCGTCAATCCGACCCGCGCTGGCCCGTTCAATGCTCGTGCCGAGATATGGGGCAGGATGCGAGATTGGTTAATCGAAGGAGGTTCCATCCCCGATGATGACGACCTAGCCTCGGACCTTGCTGGGCCTCATATCAAGTGGCGGGCCAATCTCGACTATCTTTTGGAAAGCAAAACAGACATGAAGGCCAGGGGGGTGCGATCGCCCGATCTAGCCGACGCATTGGCATTGACCTTTGCGTTTCAGGAATTCTTTGATACATGGGCAAAGCCCAAGCGCGAAGCCGGGTTCGGAGTCGGTGTATCGCGATTGCAAGAAAGCGTAAATGTCAACGAAGATTTCTATGATAGTCTTCGTGGAAGTGACACAGGGTGGATGGGGTAATTTAGATGGCAGGCTACAGAGACGCAATCGCCGCCGATATCGGCCCTGCACCCGCTAAAGTCACGCGCACGCCCGCCGGGTTCGACAGCATTGATGATTTTATGGCGGATATGCGCCAGAAATACGAGTGGGCTTACTCATTTAATGAACATAACGTCATCGCCGGCAAGGAAGATGCTAAGTTTACTGTCGGGAACCAATGGGATCCCGTCGTCGAGCAGCGCCGCAAGGATGCGAACAAGCCCGTTCTGACCTTCAACCGACTGATCGCCTTCGTAGCGCAGATCGTCGGTAATCGTCTCATGAATGAGACGGAAATTCGCGTCGCGCCGGACAAACAAGGCACGAAGGAAATCGCGGAAATTCGCGAAGGCCTGATACGTTCGATCTTCAAGAATGGGCAGGCCGATTTCGCGCGCGACGAAGCTCATAAATATCAGGTGATCGGCGGCCAGGGAGCCTATTGCCTGTCGATCGACTATACCGCCGACGACGTGTTTGAGCAGCAAATCAATCTGCAAGCCGTCACCGATCCTTATTCCGCGGTGTTCGATCCGCTCGGGATCGAGCCGTCCGGCGCCGACTGCCAATATGCCTTTATCGGCGATGACATTCCTCACCAGGAATTCAAGCATCGTTGGCCATGGGCGGCCGAAACGTCGTTCATGAACGAACGGCTCTGGAATCAGAACGGCTTTTGGCTTCAGGAAGATACCGTTCGCATCGTCAGCTATTGGCGTATGGTGACGGAGGGCGAGCGCACACTGGCGCTCTATCTCGACGGCACCGTGCAAGACGTCTCCAACATGGAGGAATTCGAATACCTTCATCTTGTCGAGACGCGATCGGATGGCTCGCCCTATACCCGTGTCGTGCCCAAGCGATTCGCCCGGCTTTATGTGTGCTCAGGCAACACGATCTTGGAAGGTCCCTACGACTATCCATGCTCATCGTTGCCGGTCTACCGCGTTGCCGGTTGGGAATTGAACGATGGCCAGCGCGTCCACCGCTGGGGCCTCGTGCGCTTTCTCAAGGATCCGCAGCGCCTTCACAATTATTGGCGTTCGACGGTTGCGGAGCAGCTTGTCGCCGCTCCCCGCAACAAATGGCTGGCGACACCGGCCGCGGTCCAGGGCCATGAAGTGAAATGGCGCCGTGCACCGTCGAGCGACGACCCCTTCCTTTATTACAACGACGGCGAGCAACCCCCGATCCATATTCCGCCGCCGGGTGTGGACGCCGCGCTCGTCAACGAAGCAGGCATGGCGACGCAGGAAGGGGTCGTCGCTCGACGGTGCAC